GTGGAGCGTGTAGTCTTCTCCGACCATGTCGTTGACAAAGTGCACCAGTGCTTGCTTCATGCAAATCGCCCCGGCTGACTGTAACAAAAGGTTAACCGCCGAGTGCGGGGACCTACAGGGCAACGTGCGCCCGTCGAGTCCTTTGAGAAAACCAAAGCCTTCTACTTTGTCTTTGACGGCCTCTCGTAACCTTTTGATCGCTGGCATCTGTTTGAAAAACTGAGCCTTGAGCCTGCTGCCGTCCTGGGCGGTCCCATCGACGACCTCTCCGATCTTGGAGTCTGAACCACCGTAGATTAAGCAGTAGATGAAGCGTTTCGCTGCGTTTCTGTCAGGTAAACCTGCGGCCTCTTGGTTCGCCGTGTGCACATCACCACTTAGGATCTCATGGGTGTATCGTCCATCGTCGATCTTGTGTAGGTAAGCGGCTAACATTCGCAACTCAAGCCCGGATGCATCACAACCCACTAGGACACGACCTGGAGGAGCAGTGAACAACGCACGGCACTCGTATCCATATTCAGCGGAAACTGAAGGACACTGTGCAACATTCGGAGACTGGTGACTACAGCGGCCACTGACGGTCCCACCTGTGTTCACTGAGCCATAAATATTATTATTATTAACAAGCTTGAGCCAGCCGTTTTTACCTTCGGCTAGCTGTCCGAGGCGTTTAGCAACCAACAGATACTCAAGTAACTTCAGGCTCTGCGGTGTGTCGATGCCGCGTAGCACTGCCTCGTTGATCGCTGGGCGTTTACCCTCGAAAAACTCAGGCTTCCATCCGGCTTCGATGAGGCGCTCTGAGATCTGATCGCGACTCTGTGGGTTAAACGGAACTTCTTTGGTGCGCATCTCGCCTTTCTTGACGTCCTTGTGTCCCGCTTCGTTCGCCTCTTTCTTTGTCAGCCACTTCTTGCCATCTGGGGTTATCCACCAGGGGCGCTTAGTTTCGACTACGCGTGGCGGGAACGTTTGCTGTAGTTCTTCGTCAAGTTCAGCACGACGTGTAACCAACTTACTGAGGAGCGTGTTAGCAGCCTCAACGTCAAACGGAAAACCGTTTTCTTCTTGGGTCCGTATAGCACGCGCAAAGTCCATCTCAAGCACGAGGTCCTGGTCGGTGTGCGTCCGGTCTTTCATGAGGTAAGCAAAGAGGGCTTCGTTTACCACGACGTCCTGGACACAGTAGTCTTCCATCTCTTGGCTCCAGTGTTCCCAGGTCTCGGTAGACCCGTGTTCGTCTTTGTGGACACCCAAGCGCATACCCCATGACTTCAATGAGTGTGCTCCTCGCATAAACGTAGGGAGCTTAGCCTCTTGCCAGTCTTCACGTTTACGGTCGGGGTGGTTGAGCCTACCTAAGACCATTGTGTCGATGATAGTTGGATGCTCGAAGCCATACAGTTTACGTAGTGCCGGCAGGTCGAACCCGATGCCGTTGTGTGCGACCAAACAGTCAGCCTTAGATAATCTCTCTAATGCTTCATTAATATTATTACACTCACCGTTGTTGCGATAGCGATGGGTCCCTTCGTTGTCCATGATGACGATACAGTGCACAACCTCTAGTCCCTCTAGGGTGTTCCAGTTGCCGATCGCGTTTGTCTCTATGTCAAATACTGCAGTGTTCATATTTAAAACGGGTTGGTGGTGTCCATGACGTGGGTTTCAGTGAGCCTCGCTGTGTCCTTGTCGTAAGCCAACGAACACGCCACGCCTGTCTCCCCGCTAAAACGGTTCTTCAGGACCCTCACGGTTGTCTTGTTGCGGTCCTCTGGGTCTTCGGCTTGCTGCGACCTTTCGAGCCCTATGACCATGTCACTTAGTTGAGCTATGGCTTGGGAGCCCCTAAGGTCTGCCAGGCTGACTGCACGTCCTTCTTCATGCCCTCGACCTTCGGGCCGCTTCAGGTGACTCACAAGGACCATCGCAACCTTCGTCTCTTCGACAAGAGAGCGCAGGGCGGTCATTGTGTTGTCGATGAGCCTACGCTCGTTGCCATCCCCGATGCCTGAAACAACAATGCTGATGTGATCTAACACGACGAAATCAACGTCGTAGGTTTTGATCATGAAGCGAATCCGGTTGAGCAGACTGTCTGACGCAAGGCTACCAAAGTGATCATAAACGTAAAAACGACCGGAGCCTACTGTCGCATCAAAGGCGGCCTTGAAGGTGTCATCCCGTTCAAACGGTTCCAAGTGCAAACACTTACCCATCTCTAGGCCTATGATACTCAAGGCTGTCTTCTCGACCGACTCTTCGAGCGCGATGTAGCCAATGCGCTTGTCTGTAGTTTTCATTAGGTGGTGTGTGATGACTCGGCATATCTGGGACTTGCCGATACCACTACCCGCACAGAGCGTCACGATCTCAGATTGCCGAAGACCATGCGTGATCCTGTTGAGTCCGGCGAAAGGATACTCAAGGGCCTCGACGTTCTGGTGCTCGGCGATTTTCTCGTAGAGCTCTGCGCCAGACAAGATGTCGTCAGGGCGCCAGACTTTAGCGCTGAAGATCGCACTGATAATCGCAGACTTCTTACCGGCAGTAAGACACTCATTGGCGTCTTTGTGTGGCAGGTGGGCAACCTTACACTTACCCGCAGGTAACATATGGGCTACCTCTTCGACGGCGTTGCGCCCACTCTCGTCCATGTCGAACATCAAGATCACCTCCTGGAAACCAGAGAGCCAGTCAAAGTGTTTCTTGAACATAGCCTTGGCAGACTGTGCGCCAGCGCCAAGACTCACCACAGGGAACTCCCCGCCCTGGGCTACTGCCACAGACATCGCGTCGATTTCTCCTTCGGTGACTACAAGCTTAAAGCCTGGCACTGGGTTAGCCCACAGGTGCTGCCCAAAGAAATGGTCGGGCTTTCCGGCGCATCGAAAGTCTTTACCTGCGAAGCGATACTTCTGGGCGATCTTCTGGCCCGGCAGGTCGTAGTAGTTTGCGATGTGACAAGGCTTACCGTTAAGGTGGCCTACTTGGTATCTAAAACGACGGCAGGTAGCCTCGTCGATACCCCTAGACTCTAACGCAGAGTATTCCCCGTCGATAAAGTCATTATTATTATTATTTATTATATTTTCCATTGGTCTCGGTGTTCCATTCCCGGCACGAAAAACTCCACAAGCATAACACTTAGTGGAGTCGTCAGTATTTATTGTTAATGCGTCGCTGCTGCCACAATCCGGGCAGGGTTGATGCGTTAAGGCGGCGGTAAGTTGATCCATTCGTTTGGTATCTTGCTCTTTGCGTCACACCACTCAAAGCCATTGTTATCACACCACTGACCGTAGGTCGTATTACTGTTCTTGTTGAGCGTCGTGTTTGCATTTTGAAATACAAAACGAACATCTGCGTCAGGGTTTTGCTCACGAACAAGTAAGTGTTTGGTGCGGTCTGAGGCCTCAAAGTAACCCTTGACTTCTAGCATGATGCCATTGGGCAACACGAAGTCCGGTATGTATTTCTGGGGCCTTAGATAGTGAAGCTTATGACTCTCGTAAGAGTAGCCGACCCCAGCCCCTTCCAGGGCCGAGGCCACACGCTTTTCTAATCTAGAACGAAAAATCCCCGTTCTCTTTGCCTTGTATCTCCTCATCGTGTAGTTCTGTGGTGAAGTCCTCACCGCCAGCGAACCCGCCCTCGACTGAACCAAAGACAGAATCTTTAGATCCGTATTCGATTAACTCAATAACCTGGACAGAACGTAAGCGAAGGCTCACTCCAAACTTACCACTCACAACCCAAACGTGGGGCTCTAGTGCTAACTTGATGCGCGACCCGGAGCCGACTTGTGGCATCTTTATCTTTTTACCAGTGGCGTTGTAGCAGGCTACATTAAAATTAATAACACCTTTGTCACGGGTTTGGCGCTGGGCAACCTGCTTGGCCATAATGTAAAAACCCTCGTCGCTTTGTCTAAACGGTGTCGAGGCGTCTTTGTTGAGTTTACCTTTGGACTTCTCAGACTCTTTAGCATACTCAGCGTTATACAAGTCGTCGTAGTCGCTTTTCATAGCGTTCCACTCTGCTTCAGTCAGCACCAGTCTCACCTGGTAGACACCGCCAGTGTTAAACTTGTAGTCTGGCTCATGGAGATGCGGGTATAGTGCTTCTCCTTCGGGTGTTACGATTAGTTTATTACTCATTGTCTTTTTCTTTCTAGTTTTGTTTTAGGTTTTATGCAAAGAAGTATGTTGACTCCTTAATTTGGTTGATCTCAGCGTCACCAAACTCTGGTGGCACTGGGAAATCTAACTCTGGGTGTTGTTCCTGAAGCTGACTTCGCCATTCAGTTAACAGGTCCCGCGAAAAGAAGTCAACAAAAACTTCACGTAAAGTTGAAGAAAGTTGGTCACACTTGTTTGCGTGGGTGCCGTAGCTGTCATGGATAAACGAAAAGTCGTAGATACCGTGCTCTTTGTTACACCGGACAACAGTCTCGTGGAGCGCTGCAGCGTCTAGGCTGTGGACAACGTTAGGACTTGCACCGTTGACCATGCGGCGCCTACTGATCAACGTGTCGTCGTCCTCGCGGAACTTAACGCACGTCGCCTTACCACTAATATATGTATTTACCTGCTGGTTGTGGACCTTGTAGTATTCTTGGTGGACCGGGAAGCCTGTCGGTGACACCCAGGACAACGCTTTGTTTTGGTCAGCGATGAGCTTAGCGCACGCCTGGAACCAGTCCATGCACTGCTTAGGTTTCTCTAAGACCGACTCAATGCCCTGCCAGACATGCGTGGCTAACATCTGGATCGCTTGGTATCTCACGTCGTCACTGAATGGCTTCTCTCGTTTCTTCCCGTGGATTTGTTCATCATACCATTCATTAATATATGCCCTATTAGAATACGGAGTGAGCCCATAAGAATAGCACATGACCGGCCTCTTGCAGGTGCGCCTATCGATCCCAAAGGACACCCAGGCTTTCGCTAGGTCACTCCCGTCGGCCTTGAGTGACGCCAAGGCGTTCTCGGCAACAACCCCATAGATGTCCTCAGGGCTGTCTGTCGGTAAAACATTAGTGGCCTTCATGCCATACGGATCACGAGTTAACATCGAGAGAATCTGTAGGCCATTGTTGGAGGCATCGAGGTTCACTGGTAGCGTCGAGTTAATTTTACCGTGGGTCTTGTATTCGGCCCACTCGAAGCACCACGCCAAGAAAACCCAAGGCTTATCGGCTTGGGTCCAGGTGAGGTCTTGGCGTGGGTCCCTGGCGATGCGCAGGGCGTTCTCGGTGAACTTCTCGGCCCAGTGCCAACGCTCGTCCAGTGTGACCTTGTCGTTACCCCAGGCGTTCGCTCCGGCAACGGCGAGCCACTTTGCGTCGTTGACGTTGGCCACTCGCTCACTCCGGGCAAACTGTAGTAACCCTCGGCACAAGTCGTTCCCCATGACACTCAGCGACGATGATATATTATATACTCGACCTCTAAAATCACAGTGACTCGGATAGAAAAACCGAGAGGCACTGAGCTTCTCGGCTGTGTAAATAATCTTGCTGGTAAGAAGGCGCTTGGACTTAGTGCTGGCATTGCGCGAGTAGATCCCAGCGGCCATACGGCGCCACTTCCGGTTTACCTCTTCGTTGTCATGGAAGTCATTAGGAACGTCAGGGATCACCTCGTCTTCTTTGGACGGCAACGCCCCGATCTCTACGTTGTTACCCCAGGCCCACTGTGCTACCCCAAGCACCTTCGGGTTCACTACCCACGGTGTCCCCTGGATCAGGTTGCACGCTTCCATCGGCGTCTCGACGTGGCGGGTCTCGTTGTCTCGCAGGAAGTCCATGTTAGACGTCTTGATAAACGGTAGCTTTGGTAACGCTGTGCCTGCAGTGTCATAACCACCTTCCCAGATAGAACGCCAAGGCAACGGTGCGTCGGCAGTGGGCAACCAGAAGGGCTCGAATAGCTCCTTGCTGTCGTTGTAGTTCTCAATCCAGTCAAAGGTAGCCTTAGAGGCGGTAACGTAGCGCGTCGGCTTCTTGCCTGCTTTTTCTAATATATATACATATTCAATGAGACCAGTGACGTGGCGCAGTAGTTCGACTAGCGTTAGGCCACAAGATAACTTGTCGCGACGCCTCCAGTCCTCGTAGTCTGGCATGAGGCCCTTTGAAGCCTCGTGTCGCATCGAGCTCTTGATGTGTCGTCGCTGTGAACTCAAGCCACCTCGGCGTTTCTGGGCACCGAGCACAATGCCTTCGCCTTTGGTCTCATTGTTACGCACTAGGAAATCACAGCGGTGCTGGTCTTCGACCCGCGAACCAACAAAGTGACTCACAGACGCCATGTTTTTCTTTAGGGTAATCGAGTCGAGAACCGCCTTGATAACAATAAAGCCGATCACTGAGGGCTTCATGTCGCGCAAAGACAACTGCCAGAGCGCACTGTTCCTGTTGTCCCACCC